AAGGGCAAAATAATGGCAGAGTCAGCGAATACGACTGTTATTGATGCACCGAAGCGCCGAGGTGGGCGCCAAAAAGGGCAAGTGGCGCTAAAGCGCCAAGCCAGAGAGCGCTTGCTCGGCAAACTCGACATGATGACTGTGACGCCCTTGGAGGTTATGTACCTTACCATGAAAGATTTCTGGGACAAGGACGAAAAGATTGCCGCATGCGCCATCGCTCGGGACTTGGCGCCCTACATCCATCCGAAGCTGACAGCGATTCAACAACAGATCATCACGGACGATTCTGAAAAAGTTGCTGATGAGCGAGTCTTTGACAAGTTGCTAAATGCGCTTGAGATTGGCGTGACGATGCGCAATGAAATTTCGAATGGGCGCACCACTGGCAAAGTCATCGCCCAACAGACAACCTTAATTGAAGAAGATTTGGACGAATGAACCAAGTTGTCGATCCTGCTATCCTCGCTGGTGCACGTGCACAGTTCACGTTGTTGCCAGACGCAAAGAAGTTTGCGTATGAAAAGCGAATCGCATGGCTCAGTACTGCAAAGGCGCATCAAGTGCCACCGAAAGACTTGTGGTGGTCGATTTGGCTTTTGCTCGCTGGTCGTGGTGCAGGTAAGACACGTGCCGCTGCGGAGTGGACTTGGTGGCAAGCGTGGACGCAAGAGCGGACGAGGTGGCTTGTCAGTGCACCAACGTCAGCCGACGTGCGTGACGTGTGCTTTGAAGGTGACTCGGGTTTAATGAACGTGTTGCCGATTGAAATTGTGCAAGACTACAAAAGTTCCTTAAGCGAGATAACGCTAACCAATGGCTCGATCATAAAGGGAATCCCTGCCTCTGAGCCTGGAAGATTCCGAGGTCCACAGTTTCATGGTGGTTGGCTCGACGAACTTGCTGCGTGGGATTACCTTGACGACTCGTGGGACATGATTCAATTCGGCATGCGACTCGGTCAACACCCACTTCTCATCTGCACCTCGACGCCAAAACCGAAACCGAAGATTATGGAGCTGGTGGACCGAGACGGTGATGACGTTGCGTACACGATCGCCTCCACGTACGCCAATCGTGAAAACTTGGCGCCCAAGTTCTTTGAACAGATCGTGCAGTACGAAGGCACAAAGCTCGGTCGCCAAGAAATCTACGCAGAGATCCTTGACCCCGAAGAGTCTGGCATCGTGAAGAGGGACTGGTTCCGATTGTGGGACTCGGAGAAACCACTGCCACAGTTTCAGTATGTGCTGCAAAGTTACGACTGTGCAACTTCCGAGAAGACGCACAACGACCCAACAGCATGCACTGTGTGGGGAGTGTTCAAGCCCAACGATGACAAGCCTATGAGCGTGATGCTCATCGACTGCTGGACGGAGTATCTGCAATATCCCGAGCTGCGTCCCCGAGTCATCGAAGAATCCAGCTCGATTTATGGCGACCCAGACGAGTTCGGCAACGGCAAGAAAGTTGACATGATCCTCATCGAGGATAAGTCCGCAGGCATCTCGTTGATCCAAGACTTACAACGCACAGGACTCAATGTGCGGTCGTACAATCCTGGCAATGCGGACAAGATGATGCGCTTAAATATTATTTCCCCTATAATTGCAAAAGGCAGAGTATACTTACCAGAATCTACAAAGAAGGCTGGATGCGCAAGGGATTGGTGCGAACCGCTGATTAATCAAATCTGTTCGTTCCCCGAAGTGCGCCACGACGACTTGGTGGATAGCACGTCGCAGGCATTGCGAATATTACGGGACATTGGATTCTTAACGATTGATTATGTACCAGACAACAGCGACCAATACGTCGACGAGACAAAACCGAAGAGGGTGAATCCGTATGCCGTCTAATCCGACTCCTGACGAAATGCGCTTGGCGCTTGCCCAGCAGAACCGAGTTGCAGTTCCGAATCGTCCTGGTCGGACAATGCCCGCAGATCAAGCCAAGTTAAGTTACGCATTCACCCACGGATTGGCGCCCATGCTGTTCGGTGCTGCTAAAGGCACTGTGGCTTCGATTCCTGGAGTCGTCGGAGATGTGAACGAGCTGTTGCGTGATTACGCAGTTCCGTATCTTCCCAAAGGAGCGCAAGACGTGTTGGCCAAAGCGCCAGCACCCTTCACAACCGAACAATACGTGAACATGATGCCCAAGATGGGTGGCCACACGGAAAACGTGGCGACCAAGTTGGGTAGCAACGTCGTCGGTGCGATGGTGGATCCGTTTGCGGTGGCTGGCGCAATCAAGCGAGCGCCAGCAGCTGGTCGGGCATTAGCCGAGACAGCCACCAACAAGATCCTTGCAGGCGAGTCGCTGATTCCTGGAATGCCCGCACAGTTCATCAACCCACCAGTGCTCAGCGCTGTGAAGCCCAAAGGTGGCAACTGGGGAACTGACAATCTCGACCACGCAGTGGGGATGCTCAAACGTGACATTCCTGCAGTTGACCCAACCAAACCACTAACTCAAACTGGTGGCAACTACATCCGTGCTGAATTCCCTCACATCGACGAAGACTATGCAAATTATTTCCGTGGCACTGGCCAACACGGAATGCATTACGCAAAAGATTATTGGGAGTGGATGGCAAAGAATCACCCAGACGAATTCAAAGCCTTGGAGTCTGGCAAGACTCCGCAAGGTTTCATCAATCAGTGGATCGATACAAAGTTGAAGAACTATGTTCGCAACGACATGGCCACTCCGACCGACCCAGTGCGGTTGATGGCTGACAAAGAGGTGTCGCACATTCAAGACATTGGTGAAAATTGGACACTGTTCAAAGATGCAAGGGACAATCGTTTGCGTGGTGGTATGCCGAAAGAAGGCTACGCTCAAACAAGCAAAGGCAAAGACTGGGAAGCTCGAACTGACTTAGCTGTAGCACCGATGAGTGTGAAAGAGTTTAATCAATCTTTCCCAGCACGTGCCAAGACGCAAGGCTTCGACGTGCTTGAACAAAAGAATCCTGAAGCAACTGTTAATCAAGTTTACAACAGTTCGATGCGTGATCTTGGTTTTGATCACCTCACTGACGAACTTGAGAATGCGATTCGTCCGAACTCAGATCTGCCAATGAACTTGCGTCTTAAACCTGAATCGCTAGAAAAGATGACAGTGCCACAAGCGATCGAGCGAGTCAGTAAGATTAATGACTGGCGTGCTGCTCAGATGGAAAAGGCGACTGCTGAAAGCATAAAAGACTTCCCAAAGGTAAAAGAATACGACGACAATTACAAGTGGCTCGAGCTAACCACTCCGAAGAATGTGCCAGAAGGTTACAAGGTCGAACCCTACAAAGATGAAAATGGCAAGGATTGGTTCCGTGCAATCGATAAAGACGGGAACAACTACGCCAGCGCTACTTCAATGGACAAGTTGTCTAGCCTGTTCACAGAGAATGTAACTAAACTCGACAAGGCTTTGAAAAACGAAGGTGAGATGATGGGTCACTGTGTTGGTGGCTACACCGACGACGTTGTCAACGGAACTTCAAGAATTTTCACGCTGCGTGATCCGAAGAACAAACCACACGTAACGATTGAAGCTGTTCCTGGAGTTGAACGTCCTTTAGAATTGCCTCCTGAAGTAGCAGAGCAATTCGCTAAGGAAGCAGCCCAAGAAGCAAACGAACTTGGCTACGCACCGAACAGTCAGACGTGGCAAAACTACTACACAGGTGGGCAGCTCCAAAAAGCCGACAAGTGGGCTCGGGACAACTCTTATGAAACAGTCGACATAACTCAAATCAAAGGAAAGTCCAATGGAGCAGTCACCGACAAGTATCGTGAGATGGTTCGTGACTTCTTGAACACTCAGCCCAACATTGGTAAGGTTCACGACTTAGACTACGTAGACTTGATTGACATGAATAATAAAAAGTCCGCTGTTAGTTTCTTAAACGACAACTACGGTGGCGACTTTGGCGTTGTGAATAGCTCTGAACTTTACAACAAGGTCAAGGCTGCTAACCCGAACATGGATCGTTTCGTCCACGCTTCTGATTTTAGCGACTTGGTCAATGATGTGCGTGGACCAACGCCAGAAGGCTACAAAGACGGTGGCGGTGTTTCTGTTTCCGACAGCGACCCATCGTTGCAGTTCTACTCTCGCACGATGGACAATCCCGACAGTTCCAAGACGACTGAGCAAGGAATTGTTAAGCAATTCGAGCAGGACTACATGAAGTTCGCTTTACAACGGCATCAAGCGCCAGCACGTAGCGATATACCGAATGCCCAACCACCAGCTGCACGCACGAATATTTATGGCGAGTATGGCACACCTGCTCTGGGTGGTATGGTGAGTGGGCGAGTCACCAAGTTGGGTCACGCACCCGACACCTACATGGGCGACTTGTCTTACCGCACTCCCATTGGTCCAGGAATGGCACACTTAGGAGTGCAAGGCATGCAAAGTCCGCAAATGCCTGCTCGCATGACAGGCTACCAAGCTGGCTACGGAGTTCCGCTCGGTGGCAATGGGTTCGCAGGTGTGAATGTTATGCAACCTGCGCAAGGTGGTAAGCCTGTGCTTGGCGCTAACCTGCAATACAGAAGACAATTCGCTAAAGGTGGTGCAGTGCGAAGCCTAGAGTCTAATTTGCCTAAGTTGCCGAAGACCGACTACAAGTCTATCGACGAACTTATGACCGAGATATCGAAACGGCATAAAACTGCACCGAAGAAATTGCATGACGACTTTGTTGAAAAGCATCGCATGACACCAGACAATT